GTCGCTGCTTCTCTTTCCGCAATTTCAGTTTCACTGATTGTGATCTGGTCGTAAGGAAGCTCAAGGGATTTGGCTATCTCTCTATCCAGTTCAGCCCAGTCTCTTCTTTGATAATATTCAGGGTTTTGCATAGAGATGTTAGAGTAAATCATGAGGTTCTCTTGCTGCTTCTCTCGAACCAGTAGAGCGCCAGAACCACGAGCTTCAACGCTAAAGTCGCCTTTCACTTCGGCTCGATCACTGAATTGCATATTCCAATCGTAGAACCGCGTGATTAAAGGGCGAGTAATATCATCGTCCCAGTTCTTGACCGCTTTACGCAGGACTATGTTTGAGCTGTTCATCAGCATCGCCATGCCAGAGCTGGTCTTGGTCATGTTGGGCGACATCTCGCCTTGCGCTATGAGAGGTAAGTTAGTCTCTTCGTCGGCAAGCTGGCGAGCCATACTAAAGATATTGCCTAGCTCTGTTTGATGACTAGGTGTAGAGAACGAGGCAAAAGCCTCTCCGACGGATCGTGTCTTATCAACCAGGTTCCAAACCTTTTTAGGGGCCATCTCCCAGCTTCCATCAGCAGGCGCTACGATCTCTTTGTTGACCACTATCTGATCGGCGACCGATAGCCCTGCATTATCCATCATCATGCGCCACGAGGCGTTTATGACCTTCTGAGGGTTCCTCATTAAGCAGGGGACACCAAAGCCGAAGATCGATGACTCATCCTTCTCCCAGTTGAACGCAGAGAAGGGGCGCTCGTCTGAGTCCATCGGGTTCAAGGCCACCTTCAGCACATGGTTGCCAGAAAAGAAAACAGTCGCCTCGATCTCGTCGTCAAGCTCATCAGTTTCAATAGAGCTGTATTCGTTCTCTTCGGTAAGCGCCATTGCATCAATAAGCTCAGACTTCGATATCGGGCCGTGATATTCCCATATCTCATACCTATTGCCTTCGCCTACCGTGTTAATGCCAGTAATGGTTCTGATATCGTCGGTAAAGTCTTTGGCGATCAGCGAGGTTTTAACGCCAGCTCTTACTACTTCCTTAAGCTGAGATACTAAGATCCCTGGCAGCTTTGCCATATCGCGCAGTTGTTTCTTCGAGAGCCTGCGCCTTTCAAAAACAAACTCCGCTTCAGCTATCGTTCGAGCAGACATATCAGGGAAAAAGTCCCAAGGATCTACTCGCTCAACTGTAGGCGCTAGAGATTCAACGATCTGAAGGACACTCATGCCATCAGGCATCATATCCCATCGCTTCTTTGTCCGACCTATGATTATCGGGCCTTTAATGATCGCTGTGCCTAACTGGCAGGCATCATGGATCACATCTCTAGCCTTGATATGGTATCGAGACTCAACAAGCTGGTCATCGATGACAGTCTGCATCATTTTCGCAGCTTCATCTGCCTCCGACTGGATTTTACGCGCAGCCTCTACAGGCCCAGCCTCCTCAGGTGTTTGAGGGTCTTTTTCGGCTATAGAGTTAAGCTCAGGGACAGGCGTCGGGTATACCCCAAAGTTTCTGTCATCTGTCGGGAAGAGCATATCTTGCAGGCGCGCTTCCGCAGCATTGGTCTTATTGCGCGTGATATTAACGAATACCTTCGAGCCTTTGGAGCGTGACAGCTCCGCAGCCTCATCAGACGCATACTCGCCGTGATACTGTCGAAGATCGTCAAGCCATCGTTGCTCTATTTGGCTGCGCTTGCCAACCTGCTCAGTCGCCAGCCTGTTTAATCGAGTCGCAAAAACGTGCAGGCGCTCTGCTATTTCTAGCTCGAACTCCTCGTCCATGCCTTCGATGTTAGTGCTATCAACTGTGTGCATACTATTACCCTTAATATCCTGCAACCCTATCCACCACCGACGATCTTGCTAACACCTCATCACGAACGACGCGCAAAGGTTCTGCAAAAGTAAGCGCAAGCGCATCAGCGCAATCCGTGGACCTCATTCCTCTTTTCTTCATGTCGTCTTTACTCTCAAGCTTTCGCCTAGCCTGGGAGTCGTATTTGTAGAATGGCGCGCATAAGTCGCTGTGTAATTCGTCTCTGTCAGGGATCATCACGGGCATATCGCCGTCGAGCCAGTCGCGCAGGTTCCACCACATCTCGGCTCGCCTGTTAATGAATCGCTCAGGATCTAATGAAGAGCCACCAAAGTTAATCGGCACGACCACATCGCCATGTCCTAGCTCAAGCAGGCGATCGACAACACCAGCACCCAGACCGCCAACATCAATAGCAACCTGTGCTGGTCGCTCGTTTTTAATGATCGCGTTGACCAGTCCGGCCACTTCCATTGTCGAGGTTTTGTCATAAGTCACCAGGTCGTATGCGGAGCGACCTCTGCGCTTGATGATTGCTGTCCTATCATCTCCAAAGCGCGCAGGATCTACGCCGACAATCAATGGGCCTTGAGCCAGCACTTTTGCTTGTCGTGCCTGCATGACCGACTCTGGCCTAATCAAGCTATCACCACCGGAAACCTGGAAGGCTTCTTGCGCGGTCATCGGATACTCTTGCTTGAATGCAAAAACACCGTCACCGCCATCAGCAGATAGCTCGGCAATCTTCGAGCGTCTAAATGCAAGCTGCTCGTTATCCAAACCGAACAGCTCTACTATCTTTTCCTCTTCAGCAGATCGCGTTACACCCAGCCCACTCTTTCTGTATTCTGGCTGCCAATACCAAGGAACGAAGATAGCCTGGAAAGGACTCTCTCCCGCTTCCGCTCTTTGCCATTGCTGATAGAAGTAATTGCCTACGCCATTGGCCGTAGACTCTAGAATGATCTCTGTGTCATCCTCATCTGGAACCGCTTGCAGGATTCCCTTTGCGTGTTCTGCCGCATTCGGCCAGTACGCTACTTCTGATCCGTGAAAGTATTGGATCGTCGTGCCTCGGCCTACAGATTTGTTACCTGCTGTGCCGACCTTGTAACCGCTGTCGAGCTTGCTAAAGATCAGCTCCTTAGCATTGCTCGCCCCAGTCATAGGCTTTACGAAGTCAGGAGCCAGCTCGTGATATCTCTCGACCATCTCAAACAGTGCAGACGTCGAGTCGGCCTCATGCGTAAGAATAAAGGCTCTCACGCCGCTGCGATGGGTGGTCTTCCAATAGAGCCTGCCTTCCGCGTAAGTCGATACGCCCTGCTGTCGCCCCTTGAGGACAATCGCCCTAACCTTCCCCGTCTCAGCCTTCTGCCGCTCAATACACGCGTGAATGAATTGCTGAGCCTTGTTTAGCTGAAACGCCTGCGTCTCACCTGACTTCGATCGAACCCTTAGGCAGTTACGCGCATAAAAAGGGAAATCATCTCGCAGTCTTAACCGTGTTATTTCAAGCTCGTGAGCCATTCTTCTTGGGATATCCCTGTAACAGCGGCTCTCACCTCAGTTGATGCCAGTCGGGCATGAACATAAGGCGCAGCGGCTTTAGCGGCTTCCACTCGCAAGCGGATGTCTTCTGCTTCGTTTTGATATATTGACGCGAGATAGTCGAGAGGACTGAGCTTACCCTTGTCCGTCAGCCTTGCTACCTGGGCCTTCGAGGCTTTGCTGTAGCTACCCTTTGGCCTTCCTCGCTTCTTTGGCGCTTCTTCGTCCATCGCGTTACCGTGCCTGCCTTTGCAGCTGAGCTCTTTCCAGCAACCCCATGCTTTGAGGCGCAGAACCAGTACCCATATTGTTTCTAGCCTGCATAGCGAGATCGGCTTGCTGAGTGCTTGAGCCAGCCATTGCTCGCTCTTGTGCAGCTCCAGCCACAGTCGGTTGAGGATTGGGCAGACGGGTCATACCGACGTTAGGATTGATCGCCAAGCCTTTAGGTGGCGATGAGGGCTGGCCTGCTGACACGCTGTTCTGGCGAGCCTGATTGACCAGGTAATTGTTTCCCGTGTTTACCTTGCCCATCGGTGCAACAGGGGCTTTACCCATGTTCGCTCTCGGTGCTACTGGTCTGTAATCTGCCATGCTAGTTTGCTCCTACGAGCTGTCGCTCAATAAGCTTGTCGAGCTTTATTCCTATGATTTGAAGATCAGCCCTAACCTCGTCACGCATCAACTGCCGCTCTTGACGCTCTTGCGAGATATGCTCTCGATACTCGGCGTTAAGTGTGGTGAGATCTGCGCGAAAGTGCTCAACGGCCACCTCGTTCAGCGTCACGCCCTTACTGACATCCGTGAACGCAAGCAGGCCAGCGATAAGCATTCCAGTGGCGATGCTGACATCACCCCAGCTAATTGTTGGCTCTATTTTCATGCTCATCTCACGGCTTCTTGTTCGTCTTGGCAAAGCGTTCCATTGCTGGGCCT